GTTAACCAATGCGTTAAGCTGGTCACTGTGGCGTGGTCTTATGCGCCCTGTAGTCTTGTGGAAACTACATAACCCACTTTCTCTAAGGTAAAAGTGTAAACCCAGTGTTTGGCTCCGTACCTAGGTAACGATCCTAGCTAAACTCTGCTTAACAGGCAGGCCCATGCACCATGCTCGGGTTGTACGGAATTGTTTAGTGCCTTACTCCTTTACCACTTCCCTCATCATCAAATGAATCTGGGCGAGTTAGGCCAATCCTTTGTGGGTGAATTTGGTGCGGATGGAGAGATTCGAACTCACACTGAATGGCTTCTAAGACCAGTGCCTCCTACCAATTGGGCTACATCCGCAAAATTAAATTACAAGTGATTCAATAAAACAATTATATATTAAATTATTTTATTTGTCAAGCATTATTTTTGGCGGAAGACTGAGTAATCGAAACCCAAACCTTTCGGTTCCCACTCTTTAGCAAAGAGGTCTGCAACCCTAGCAGTTAATCTTCCAAATGGGCGGTTGGCTGCGCTCTCCTAACCCCGAACAACTATTGTCGCAGCTTTCTCCCAATCTTAATTAGTTTTTACAAATGATACTGATGTTGAATAGAATCCAGTTGAATCACCATACCAACGAATATCAACATAACCCTTAATCGTTGCTAGTTTATAGAATGTCCATTCGAAACAATCCTGATATTCTATTTCAACACCTTCAGGATTTTCGTCAGATGAAGATTCTTCTGCTAACAAAATTGGTGTTCCAATTAAATCATTAACATCACCTACTACAGATTCTATATAAACGCTTTCACAACAATCTTGTGAATGATACATACTGTAGTTTGATCCATCTGAACATTCAATAAAAATTTCATCATCCGAAACGTCAAATTTTGTTATAGTTTTTCCTAACAATTCTGAAAATTCGCAATTGTTTGCGTAATCATAATACATAATATACCTTTCATTTAAAATGGCGGAAGGTGACGGATTTGAACCCCCAAACCCATTTCTGGATCAAACTGCTTTCAAGGCAGTGCCGCTCGCCAATACGGTAGACCTTCCATATATTTTGGTGGACTGTAGCGGAGTCGAACCGCCAACGTTAGCCTTTACACAGTCACAGCCCATAAACTTTAAATCTGGCGGAGAATAGAGGATTCGAACCTCTGTGCCGTTTCCGACCATCATCTTTCCAAGATGCTCCAATAGACCAACTCTGGCAATTCTCCTTAACATATAGAAACACACTTGGGCGGGATTTGAACTCGCTCGGGTCATGACTTCCTATATTCCATACTCAGGGCTACTGAGCAACAAGTGTGTTTTTATATGGCAGGGGTATCTGGANTCGAACCAGAACANACANCTTCAAAGGCTGTTGTGCTAACCAATTACACTATACCCCNACTGGCGGTCCGTACGGGATTCGAACCCGTGGTCTTCTGCGTGACAGGCAGACGAATTAGGCCAACTATTCTAACGAACCATATAGAATCACACTAGCAAATCTGAAATAAGAAGTGTCAGAGTCGAACTGACTTTTCACTATGCCCTAGATTTCTCATGCCCGTTTCAGTCAGGCAAATGCTAATGTGCTTTTATATGGTAGGCCAGCAGGGTAACGCTCCCTGTTCTACGGATTAAAAGTCCGTTGCTTCACTTTAAAGCTTCAAGCCCATTGTATTATTGACAGTTTTCTTTAATCCACTGCCATCTTTGTTTTTCGTACATATTACTCTCCTATAAAATTCGCTGGTTCCACTCACTTGGGATTCTTACCCCGTTGCTGTTTATACACCTTGCGCAGAGTGTATGTCCTAACCGCGGAACCAAGGCTAGCAACATCTACTTTTGGGCTGTTCCTTTCCCATTAATTCTGACTTTCTACTACTAAATTTGGCGCACCTAAGTGGAATCGAACCACTCTGTGACAGGCTTCAAATCCTATTGACACAATACCAATCCAGCGCAAAACTTGGTGGGGTACCTTGGTAACGATCCAAGCGAGCCAGTGACTACGGTTTTACAGACCGGGCTGCCTCCTTAGCAGCATACTACCCCAATTTACCATATAGAAGCACACCTAACGGAATTGAACCGTCGATCCAGCTCAGAGCCAGACTGTGACCCACACGGAGAGTGGCCTACTCCCTAGATGCACTTTTATATGGTATATCCCTTGCCTCGGCGCAAATGTTGCACAGGTACTCGGAATCGAACCGTAAGGGCGTACATATAGTCCGTCCAGCGCACCAACGCTAACCCGCAGATATCACCATATAGAAGCACACTAGGGTGTAGCATCCCCCACCAGGATCCCTACTGTAGTGGTTAGTGCGCTTTTATATGGTATCACGTATGGGAATCGAACCCATCCTACTGACGTGAAAGGCCAGTGTTCTAAACCGATAAACTAACGTGATATAATAACATCCAAATTGTCTAAAGAACGATTGTTGCTATACTACTACAACTAAAACTATTTGTCAAGCATTATTTGACTTATAAAACAAAAAACCCGAACTTTTTGGTTCGGGTTCTTAAAATTCTGTGTTGCTAATGAACTCTAATTACCCATCCCAACCCTCATCATAATTCCATGAACCGAATACGGAGGCAATAATATGCTCCGCCGGTAACTGGCGTGTCGATTTGTTTATCGTGTTGAGGTTAAAATTTGTCATAGTGACTTATTTATAATACTTTTTCTTAAAATTAAAAAAATAATGAAAATATTTTATGCGTTAGCCAAAAATTCATCATAATATGTAAACAGGTAATCATTTCTACTGCTCTGAATACCCACCAAATCCCATCTCTTTCTGGATGCTTCAATCATTCGCCATAATTAAGTGGAGCGGAATATCAGAATCGAACTGATATCATCTGATTGGAAATCAGAGGTTCTACCATTAAACTAATCCCGCATCTGGAGCGGCGTCCTGCTTTGCTCAGATAATATAAGAGGGAATCTTATATCGTACTATTACACGCCGCATTTAATAAAACCATTATATCACAACAAGTATGTTTTGTCAAGCGTTTATTTCACTTTTTGTAAAACATCTTTTTTCATGTATTGGATTCTTTCGGAGTTCTCCGTTTGAACCACTGGCATGAAAACTACACCACCAATCTCTTTATCTTTCCAGACATTGTTAGTATAGTATATATCACCTGTTCTGATATTTTTTACTTTTGTCATTTGTTTTTTCATGATGTTTGTATCATATATTAAAGTTATCATCTTGTCAAGCGGGATTTCTCCCGCTTGTGCTTTTATTTACCAGTATTGATTTCAATCTTCCTTGGTTTCTTTTCCTCTGGTACCACATTCTCCAGATTAATCACCAAGATACCATTCTCATATTCTGCCGATTTTACAATAATTGTGTCGGCTAGTTTATATTTATGGGTAAACTTCTTAGCACTGATACCTCTATATAGGTATTCACGTTCATCATTATCTTTGGATCCAGTTACCACCAATTCATTATTAGCATACGAAATCTCAATGTCCTCATCACTATACCCGGATACCGCAATCTCGATTTGGTAATCTAGGTCACCGGTCTTAATAATATTGTATGGTGGAAAATTGGTTGGTTTTGTTGTTGCCGGGTCATTTGTGATATCTTCGATTGTAGTCCAAAGTCTATCGAATCCTACAGTTGATGGCAATAGTGAACGATATGGATTTACCATAGTTTTTTCTCCTCGTTAAGCAAGAATGTTAATAAAATTGTCTCCCATTAGGCGAGACATGGGGTTTTACAGGTTATCCCCACCTGATTAACGGTCCTAAGCGTTAATCCCAATCCTATTTATGTGAATTTGTTCATTCTTTTATTCTTTTTTTATAAGGTCCTCTTTTTTTACCTAATTGCAATTTACTAATCGTTTCACCAATTTTCTTTTTGGTTTCTTCATTGTGCCAAGGTTTTCCGTTTTTCTTCCTTGATTCTGTATTATTTTTGGCGTGCTCTTTTGTTCTTATTTTACCTTTGGCGGATTCTGACCTTTTCTTATTAGCTTCTTCCCATGTGTCGTCGGATAGTTGTCTTTCATATCTATTTTTACAACTTTCCTTTAATTTGGCCTTAGATTCTTCAGACATTTTCTTTTGTCCACCCAAACTCCTAGCCATCAATAGAGTTTCATCTTTTCCTATTTGGCCTGATAATGTTTTCCAAGCAATATAATCTTCTTGTTTACCATATTGTTCATATAACACTCTATGAACTTCGGCATGTTCTTCAACTGTAAGTTCTACAAGATTTTCTGGTTCATCGGTGCCACCCATATGCTTTGGTTTTATGTGATGTATGTGTTTCATATTTTACCTTTCATTTGGTATATTTATAAGAAAGGTTAGTTCAAATCTGAAATTTATTAATAAAAAAAGGGAGAATATTCTCCCTTTATATCTTATTGTGATTAACGATTCATCACATAAAGAGTTACTTCAAATCCAAATCTCATTTCTGTAGCAGCTGGCTTAGTCCACATGGTATTTCTCCTTAATTAAGTTGGTAATAAATCTTTCAAGTCATTTGAAAGTATGTTTATATTACACCATTATGTATGTCCTGTCAATAGAAAATCACTAGAGAAAATCATTAACTTAGTCTATGTAATTCTTTGAAACGACTTTCTTACCTATGTTATACTTTGATACCAGATTCCACTCATGTTTCTCTTTGTATGGAATGATTTTAACCTGCGACATTGATACGATAGGATCCCGTGTTTGATTTACATTAACAATTTTAATCAAGTCCCATTCGTCCAACAGATTAGCGATAGTATTTCGTCTTGCTATATCATTTTCTGAAATGTCTGTAGGTTTACCGTCCAAAGAAAACAGTTCTTTAAAATGAACAATATAGTATTTACCTTGTTTGTGTAGGATATGACATGATTGATAAAGTGTGTTATCTTTTTTTGATGCCAATCCGATTCTCGTTAGTGTCTCTTTGACTTTCAAGAAATCATCATTTTCTTTTAAAGTCACTTCTACCATATCCTCTATACGAATCATTATTTTTTCACTCCACCTTTATTGGTTTTTTCTTGTATGTAAGTGATTTGCTCGTTAGTTAATATGCGTAAAGCTTCTTTTGCTTTTTCATCAGAAAATCCAAAATATTCTTTTACACATTCCAAACGCCCATCAACTTCAGCCTTCTGCCACTTTTCAAATTTGCGCTTCATTGGCCTTATACTATTTAGTAGATAGTGGAATTGAAGTAAATTATCAACAGAAGGATACATATTCATCATATTAGCATACATCAAACAGTCCGCATGATACGACAGTGAGCGATTTACCAAGAATGATTTGTATTCTTTTTCATCCTGTTCAGATTGTAATACATTCTTTTTGCTTTGGAGAATAGCAGGGATAACTTCTTTAAATAAATCAGCCATCAACTATACTCCAAGTCAATCATGAATTCTGTCAAACAAGCAACAAGGTTTACCTCCTGGTCTGCACAAAATGCTGCTTGATACTGATATCTAGCCAGAATAAGAACTGCTTGTGGAATAGAATTTGGTTTTAGATATTGATATAATGTATCATAAATTCTACGGTAAATTAATACGCCATCATTATCTATATTCTGTGTTACCCATTTGCGCATGGTAGCAAAATCTTTGTCCTTGAGTGATTTTACCAATTCTGCCATGTTCAATTCAGCTGAAGTTGATAGAATTCCCTTATCGATAAATCCAGCAGCAGAATATCGTTGTAACTCGTTTAATATTCTACGATTGTCTGGAAAATATTTAGTGATTAATGATGCAACAACTTCTTTATCATACTTAATATCTTCCTGTTGTAGTATCCATTCCACTCTTTTGAAGAAAGAGGCGGCCATCTTTGCCTTCTGGCCATTTTGAATACGGAATTCTACAACTGAGCATCTAGAATGAATAGGCTCAATGATTCTGCTTTTATTATTACATGTAAAAATAAATGAACAGTTTTTAGCAAACTCTTCAATAAATCCACGTAAGAATGGTTGAACAGAATCGGCGTTCATGTAATCAGCTTCATCAATAATTACAACTTTTCTTGTACCAGTGAATGATACTGATGAAGCGTAGTTTTTAACTTTATCCCTTAAATCATCAATCTTTCTACCTTCATCTGAACCATTGATGACCATAAAGTCACAACCAACTTCGTTACATAGAGCTTTAGCGATTGTGGTCTTACCTACGCCGGCTGAACCAGACAGTAAAAGATTAGGTATTTCTTTCTTTTTAACATATTCTAGGAATGATTGTTTGATATTGTCAGGAAGAATACAATCTTCGACTTTTTGAGGACGATACTTTTCAGTCCAAAGGATTTGTTCGTTCATAATTTCTCCATAATAAAATTACCGCTCAGTAACATTTCTGTTAGTCTGAGCGGTTTTTAGTCAAAATATTACTGCTCAGTAACTACTTAACTTCTGTGACACCTGTATATAGTGCTTCGAATTCCTTATCTTCCACAACCTGTTGGTTAAAAGATTGTTTGTGGTGTACTTTTGCCATACGATTCAGAATTTTCTTTGGCAACTTGTACTGGTCATATACAGAATTAACAATATCCTTGATTGCTTGTTTTTCCATATCAATCTTGGTCATGTGTTTAGACATTTCTTCAATCGAATCTCGAATAATCTTCAGGTCATCTTCCTTAAAGTCACCAAAAATAGTATTAACCTGATTAATTGCCATATGTGCTTCCTGCTTCTGTTGCAATCCAATACTGGAGATTTTCTTTTGTGTTCTTGAAATGTGCAATTCCCTTTGATGAGATTTCCACATCATATGAACCAGGAATAAGTTTTAGATTTTCAGTCTTAAAGACCAGTCTGAACTTGCTGTCTGCGGCCATATCCAAATCAATTGAAGTTGTGTGTGCTGCATTGTTTGAAGCATCAAAGGTGATAATTCTGACAGTTTCTCCATCACTAGCAACAGCTACATTTGGTGAACCAAGAATTGCTGCTGTCTTTTGAATCCAAGCATAATCATCTTCTGTCCATGTAAATTTAACATCCACACTAGGAAGAGTGATTTTCTTTTCTGGAGGAGAAACAATCAAAGAGGCCTCAGATAGACGGTAATCGATTGAACGGCCATTGTCATACTTGAAGATGGCACTATTTGGACCAAAATCAACTTCTGTGTCTTTGTTCATAGAAAGAACGGACAAGAATTCGTTTAGGTTATAAATTCCAAATTCTTTAGGAAATTCATCAGTTACAATTGCTTCCGACAAAATATTCTTTTGCGGAGACATGGTGGTAATCACATTACCCTTCTTGAATACCAAACCTTGATTGATTGTGGCATAATTTTTAAGAACCTTAACGGTTTGTTCAGACAGTTTCATTTACTACTCCTTCATCATTTAACATAATAAGTCTATCATTAATTTTAAGATATGTCAACATCATATCAATTTGTTTACCCAATTCGTTTATTGATTGGTTGTTGTCAATAATATAATCAATTTCACAACCAATCCAATCCCATTCAGACCTATGAACATTTGGATATTTTTGTTCCATAGTATAAAAAGTATCACTCAATCTATATCCGCAATCTTCTCCTAGAAAGTTTTGATATTTTGCACGTTCATACCAAATAGGTTCAGGACCTCTTTTGATTCGAACAATAAAACCGCCGTTGTCTTTGATGTGCTGGATTTCATTCTTGAATCTCACATCAGTAACAACAACATTTTTTCCGTGAGAACGATTGAGTAGAGACATAACCCAAATATCTTTATGGAATACGTCACGACCCGCTTCTGTGCCCATGAGTTGTAATGCTTCTCTTGGTGAAAATGGTCTGCCAAATTTAGCAGACCAAAACTTATCCGGTAGTTCTCTCCAGTTTCTGGATACTTCCGTATCACCCTCAAGTAACTCTCTTGGCCATCCAAACATAACAGAAACAGCATCTTTTAGTGGAGAAGCGAAACTGTCTTTGATGAATCCATTTTGGACTAACATATCACCGACAGTTCCTTTTCCTGAACCTATAAAACCAACAAGTCCGATAATCATTACATCTCACCGACATAATTAGCAATTGCTGGCATATCACCCTGGAAATGATATGTTCCGATGTGTGCTGTCCTCATCCAAGGACACAACCAAATCTTTCCGCCAATCTTACGCCACATTTGGCAGAACATATAATCTTCACTAAGATATCGGTCAGAACCGCCTCCGGTGATGCTGTCTTTAGTATCAATAACAGTATCAAAGAAAGCGTGAATATAACGTGTACCATCAAAGTGAGCTTGTCCAACATGGTCAGGCTTGTAATGTATCTGAGGATATGCTTTCGCCATCTTTTCAAATACTTCACGTTTAATCATCATATATCCTGTTCCAATTTCCAAAACATCTAAAGGTTCAGAAATTGAAAATTGTGAAGTTCCTTTTACTGGATTAAATACATAATCGCCAGCTAACTTCTCTAGTTCAGAAATAGGAATATCTGGATTTTTCTTGATAGCATTTACAATATTTCGCCACTTAATGGACTTTTTAGGATATGGACCACCAATAACATCTCTATCTAATGCTAAAAGAGCAACAACGTCTTTAGCATCAAAATTGATATCGGAATCCAAAAACAACATGTGCGTACAATCTGAACGGTGTAGGAATTCATCCACAAGATAATTTCTAGCACGAGTGATTAGTGACTCATTAAATAGAAAGGAGAACTTTACGGTCACTCCATATTGAATTAGTAAACTTTGTAAATCTAGACAGGCTTTAGCATACAATCCATGATTCATGCCACCATACATGGGTGTAGCTACAAACAAACTTTTTTTCTGTAAATCTTCTCTTGAAATTTTAATTTCCATAATTTATCCTATAATAAAAACAATCAAATCATTATACTATATTATATAGTGCCAGGTCAAGCGTTTTATCTTCCAACTTGCGGTAAATATTTTTCTTTAGTTTCTTCCCATGACAAATAAATCAAATCATCATAGAATAAACTCTCGGTAGAAACTTTATCTTTTTTCTGTAATTGGCGAATTCGACCTTTAGCATATTTTGTTTTCCAAATGTTTGATAGTGCTCCACAACTGGTATCAAAACTCTTTACCAACTTATCTTCTGTGATTTCTTTTCTAAGGAATTCATTTGTATTATCGTATAACGGAGAAAAATAAATTCCACGTTGATGTTCTGTTCTGATTAGATTCTTAGGAATTTTTAATCTAGAATAAGCAAAATTCAATGAGCGATTCTTATGGTCTCTTTTTAATGGCAAGCCTTGAGTATTTTTAGCATCCCACCATTCAAAGTATTTTCTTGGATAGTTTTCTTTAATCCAATCAAAAACCATATTCATAGTTTTTCTTGATGGTTCAAAAGCAACTGATCCAGAAGAGAATCCCATTTTGTTCCAATGCTCAAGGCCATCATATTGAGATAGACCACCAGCCTTGGTGTTTCCATAAAGAGAAGTGGTAGTAACGCCAACAAGTACGTCTCCATATTTTTCCTTCCAATCTTTTTGAACAGTGTCAGACAAACAAAGAAGAGCAAGCAATTTGCCGCCCATATAATTATAACCAAGTGGTTGAAGTGGAACAATAGTTGAACCAATCGCCGTATGGTTAATCATACCACCCTGAGTTTTCAATTCTCTAGGCCAACCAATAGCAGAATCTCTAGGTGTTAAATC